AAATCCATTTGCTTGACTACTTCCCGGCATTGCATACTCTGGAAGTCTGTCTAAAATTATTACATCAGTATTGGTGAATGTAATATTGTCATAGCGCAAGAACATCTTGTACTCGCCGACATTAACTCTTACTTGAGACATCTGCACCCTCCCTTCTAGTCAAATGAATGTGATTTTTAATTTCGGATCTACTCCTATTCGGAAATGGCTTATCACGAACCACTAAAGAACCTCCACGGTCACCCTCCGAAAGAGCAATACAACGTGTCGAACGGTTATGCGCCACCCGCCAGCCCTCGATTTATGGTAGAGGCATACCGCTATTTTAGTATGCTGGCGGCATCTGGGTTACGTCAAACCTACAACGGTTATTTCAATACTATCAGATGATAACCCCTTACCATTCAAACTAAGGGTAAACTTGCTTCCTATATATGAAACACCACTACCGCAGCGCAATACCATAGTTTGTGAATCTTGAATCTGCATAGTAAGAAAAGACGGCATATCATCAATACTCCACATTGCCGTATCATTCATCTCATTGCCTTCTTTATCAAAGAAGACAGCTATAAACACCTTAGTTGAACCAGCCCGTATGGTTGGACTTCCTGCAAATGATATGTTGGCAGTATCTTGGAATCTGCTTTTAGCTGGGACAACTTTCACGTTAATAGCTTTTTCAATATAGCCAAATAGAATATTGATTCTGGTTTCTCCAAGCCCGACTGCCGTAATTACACCGCTAGATTCAACGCTAGCAATATCCACATTCTCCGATTCAAGTTCTACTGCTTCAGTTACTGGTTTATTGTTTATCCTTGTATCAAGCTGAATGCTGAATGTTCTACCTTGTTGAATCTCCACACTTTCAGGCGTAATGATATCAAGTGAATAGTTTTTTTTGTTATTGTAATAATCTGCAATCATCAGCTCGGCGTTATCGGTTGCCGGATTATAAGGTGATTCCAAAATGCTATATTTAAAAATGCTCTCGCTCCTATTAGATCTTTCCGTTGGATTAGTTTTAGTAATTTGATACACCATTGGAACATCATGTTTCACCCTATCAGGATCATCGATGATAAATCTATTACCTCGTTTAAGCCTTAATGTATCCTCATTCTTTGGCAAAAGCATCAAAAGATGAACGTTAGGTATTACCAGATATCTAGTCTCTTTCTCCCCAGGAGAGAAACGTGTCTCGTCACCGAACCAACAGGGGTATTCAACAATCTCACCATTGTGATTTATATATTTTATTGCATAGTTACATAGTTGTATCCATGCATGTTCATATATTTGATTGTCGCCTGGCGGTTCAGTAATAAGCCAAATCTTATCTTGATATTTAACATAGTTGCCATGCTTAGATTGTCCACGTCTGGTAATTAAATGGCGAATCATAAATTGTGTATCTCTTACAGGAGTCGAACCCCACACATTGGCCTTTGTATGAATAGCCGTAGATTCATCAAGAGTGCCGTCTTGATATAGAACAACAGGCTCCCCCAAAAACGTAGTTTCTAAATTCTCAATGAAATAATCTTCGGCATAATCCAAAAACTCATCGCGTTCAAATCCAGATGTTTTGATTTGTGGCTTCGAAGGCAAATACCAATCTTTTGACAAGATAACCGCCTCCCAATCAATTGAACGAATGTCTTTTTTGTTTATGTATCTTTCTTTCTATCTCAGCTAAGATTGCATTGTACTCTTCTCTTACGGCTCTCTTCGCTTCACCAGTCGCGTTGAGTTGAATATCTCTGCCAATAATGTTGTTAAGCTTGGACACTCTTGAAATCTCTCTTTTGACATACGACAAACTGATCATTAGTGCAAGAGTAGTTATGGCTGACTCTGATATGCCGTCAATGAAATTATCTGTGTCTTCATCAAAGAGTAGGGGAGAGATATCTAAACTATAATTAGCAACCGCTGTACGAAACCAAGTGCGCTCAAGCGACGGCGAAAGTTCATGCCTCTCTCTCATTTCAGAATGGAATGCATTTATCACACGCTCATAATGAGTCATGTTATTCACTCTTTCTTGGTCTGCCAGGCTTTCTCTTCTCATCAATCTTTTCGCCGCGCAAATATCTCTTAGCGACTTCAATCCTATCGTGAGCATTTACCTTACCTGAACCAATAATATCTCTCAGGGTCTGCTTCTCTCCCATAGTAACAACCTTACTTTTGAGCTGAGTAACAAAGGTGGACAGACTAGCTAGATCGAACAAATTCAAAATAGCTTGCTCATCTATGATGTCTTGCTTAATCTTGCCGTCCTCTGATTCAAAACCGAGATGAGTTCGAACATCAGGATCTTCGATATAAAATGTTGCGTGGCTACCATCCCTGTTTCGGCCAACGAAACTTGGATTACCTGCATCGCACTGGGCCAGAATCTCTTCTACTGAAATTGAAAGCTTAGACTTTTTTGCTACCTTTGCATCTGCGTTTTTCAAAACGTATTTGAAATATGTATCTATATTAGTCGTGTTACGTATAGCAACACGCTTCATGAGGTCTAGCTCTTTAGACATCAAATTTCTCCTTTAATAGAAATTGAAAAAGGCCAGCAGTTCTTTGCCACTGGCCCCCCTCTTATATTTTGTCGTGCTTTAGTTGTTACGAGGATCTTCTATGTTACCATAATCCTCATCCAAAACTATGCCGATTTTAAACTCAGAACCTTTTTCTAAGTCAGCGGCTACTTCTAGGTCAAACCTTACAAGGTTTCTGCCTGTTGCAACGTCAATGCCTTGCACACTGGTCAAGCCTCCACGAGTCCATGTTCGCACTGGAGACTGCATCCCAGCAGGAACAACGAACAGCAAGCCAGCAGGGAAATATAATTCAAAGCCATCACCTGTTGGCAATGGCTTTGTGAGATTGAATTCATTTTGTATTTCCTTAACCACTGCACCGTTGTACATACCTATAAGACCAGACTTTCTTATCTCGTCCATGGCTGCTTGGCTGATGCCGCCTGTTACAGGAGTAACACCTTCGTATCCAAGGAAACCATTCAGCTGTGAAACAACTGAGAAGTCGCCGAAGATGCTAACGTTACCAAATCTGCGAACATTTCTGCTTATCTCATCAAGAGCAGCTTTTGAAATGCCGGAACCCTGAGCAAGAAATCTCACATTAGCAGTGTTACTAATCGCATTCCAAATCGTGAATATCACATATCGCGCTGACTTGTTGCGAATATCAGTGCGAACTTGTTCCATCCCGATATTCTCATCGGTCAAGTCACCAAACTGCAATTTGCGATAATCTACTTCGTAACCGCCAGAGATGGTTGTGGTTGTTACAGGGTAATCATCGTAAGTCCATGCAGGGAAAAGAACGTCACCATTCAACGCCTGAAAACGACCTTGAGCATTATTTAACTTTTTGGTTTCAACAACTATTGAATCGTTGAATCCGATATTTTTGTAATTACCCATCCATGTAAGAAGCTTAAGCTCTTCTTGCAGTAGCGGTTGGATAACAAATTTACGAATCTCATTAAGCTCTGTTGCTGCATAAGCGTTGCCACCACCAGCCTCATAAGCCTTTGATATAATATGCTTAACAACGGAATCAACATTGCTTATTACGCGACCATTTGAATCTTTTAACTTACCATTCAATGGAGCAATGTCTTTGCCAGCTGCTAAATAAGAAAAAACCTCCACAAGAGGGGAGGTTGGTTTTATTCTGCCAGTACTATAATCTATATCACGTCTGGCATTATTCAATTCAAAAGAGCCTTCGAACATATTAATATCCCCCTTTATAATTTTCATTTTGATTATGCCAAAATAATTTGTGCCCTAACTCCACCTGGACTGTAGGTAAGCGGCTTTGCAAGTGGGCCAATAATATCTGTGACTAGAAAACTAATTGCATAGCCAGCAGTTGAACCAACAATTGCAAACTTGCCATCTGTATCAGCAACCAAATATGTACCCGGCACAATAGTGCTAAAGTCGCCATTGATGTGTCTACTATCAATGTCTAAGGAAAGTGTTGCAACAGACTCCAATCCAACACAAAGTGCTGGAGATCCTTCGGGAATAAAGTCTTGCACCTGACTAACATCGCCAACAATTGTGCCAAAGTTCTGCATAATAATTGCAAGGTTCTTTCCTTGGGCTGTTGTAGTAGTAGGCAACTGTGTCACTTTGTTAACCTGATCTGGCACTGTCAAACTAAAATTGGCCACTCCGTCTTCTTCTGCTCTGATATTTGGAAATGTCACAGCATTTCTAAACGCGCCAATAGTTGAGAACTTAACCATTCGTATACCTCCTCAATAAAATAACCGCCTACAAATTGTGGCGGCTTAGTAAACGCTTGCTTCTCCTTCAATTGGTTTATGACTCTCTTCAATAGATCCGAAGATCGAGTTCAAGCTGTAATTGTACCTATTGTCTTCATTTGAATTTTGCTCAGTGATACTCTTAGCTTCCGCAAGCTTTTTGTCGGCATATGCCACTTTGATGCTTGCGACAATATTATTGATCTCAGACCTTAGCGGCTTCTCCATGAAAGCCTTGATTTGATCCTTTGCGACTGCTTTTTGCTCTTCATTAAACTTAGCAAGCGCTGCGTTGAGTTCGCTAATAAGCTCATTTTTTTCTGCAGCCGTAAGTTTGGCCTGAAGATCATTTTTCGAGGCTTCGCTCTTCGCTAAATCTGCTTTCGCTTTATTGCATTCAGCTTCTGCCTTTGCGAGGGATGCTTTTAAATCTGCAATCTCTTTAGTCAAAGTATCAACTTCAGATTTATCAACGCTGTTAACCTCAGCAATTTTGTCAGCAAGCGTTTTGAATTCACTCGCCAATGCCTCTTTGATTTCATTAGTCGTCATAACTTCCTCCTTCAAATTTTTAGATTTTGCCGCATTATTGAGTTCGATTAAAACTGCACTAGGGTCAGCCCCTTCAATTCCAAGCAAAGCGTAACCCGAGTATGAGAACTTGGATGGTATGCGACCAAACTCCTTCCATCCACCGTCATACACAATTTCACTTCCTTTGTTTCTGCCAACAATTTCTACAGAGCCAGCAATTGTTTTCCCTTGATTAATTTCGGTAAACAACCAATCTATGAATAATGGGTATCTATGTTCATCGAGTGACGCCTGAACAGTCAAAGCTTCAATTCGCTTACCGTTTATTTCTAGCGTTTCTATTTTTGGCGAATGAGCGTAGCCCACCATTACCGCAGCAGAGAAATCTAATTTGCCATCTGACGTAACACCATTAAAACCATGGCCATAAGGTTCACCATCAACAAACTCAACAGTGATTGACATACCTTCTGCTGTTTGCATATTTTCTTCTGTATATTTCCTAGTCCAGCTGATGCCATTTTTCTGCCATTGGGAGCCGTCATCCGGAAATATTTCATGTAGAATCATTTTTGCTGCTCTGCGCCCGTTAATTGGCGCAGATGATATTTCAACAAACCACATTGGCATTGAAGAGATTTCGCACAAACTCAAATAAAATCACCACCTTTCTACCACTACCGCCCACCCATTGATTTATTCATTTGGATTTGAAAACCTCAACATTTCTATCGCAACGTCTTTTACTACTCTTTCGAAAAGCTCATCGCTAGTCACAGTTTCCCTTAGTCTGTCAAACAACAAATCCACAAGGCTGACTAGTTCAGCGCATCCATTTCTTTTAAGCTCTTCGTTAACAACATGGTTCAGATTAGCCGCATTCCAATCAGAGACTTCCAAAGCTTCCATATCGCTATTGCCACAAAGACACTTGGTTTGTCCACCGTTCTTTTCAAACACATGGCTTCTTTGGCTGCATTCCTCACAATGCAGAACCATCCAGTTCGCAAAAACAAATTCAGATATCTTCAAATCAATCAACCTACTTTAAAAAATTCTGCCCTATTTATCCCGCCGGACAGTAGGCTAAATTCTATCAAACCGCCAATTTATAACGCGCCGGATAGGTAGGCGCAGTAGTGGGTTAACTCGCGTTTAAACAAAAAGGTACTAACCGCACATTTAAACAAGAAGAACACGTTAGGCGAGACTAACCCGCAGCTAAATAAAAAGCCAGTTTTTGGTCGCTGGCACGACATTCGCATCAAATCGCCTACTTATATCGCGCCGGGCAGATAGGCGCACATTAAAAAAGATGTCGGGCACGAATGCCAGAACACCTAGTAACGAATTATGATTACGACCCGCAAAGGGTATTATTGCTGTCAAATATTACCATCTATGATGCGTAATATTGCGCATGAATTTCTATTGACAATGCGTAATATTGCGCATATAATTATAATTGGAGGTGGGGCTATGGCAACGAGATATCGGGAAATGTGGAAAAAGCTTAATCGCGCTGGGTGGAGAAGGGTTAAAGGGAAAAAACACGACCACGCTGTTGACCCTGACAATCCTAATCACAAAATCCCAGTGCCACACAAACACAGAACAGACATACCCGAACCCACAGCCAATAAAATACTTAAGCTAGCCGGGCTTCTTTAGCCTGGCTATGCCCAAAATAGGAGGTTTCTATGACGTATGTATATCCGGCAATTTTTACACCATATGTAGAAGATGGCGAGAAGTATATACTTGTACACTGCCCAGACTTAGACATCAACACATTTAGCACAAGCATCGCAGAAGCCGTAATTATGGCCAAGGATGTGCTGGAAATGACATTGATCGATAAGGAGAATGATGGCACTGAAATACCTGAGTCATCAAACCCAGCAACGCTAACCATAGATAGTGGCCATGAAGGCGTATCATCCGATGAATCATTTGTCACAATGATAATCGCTGATACCGATGAATGGCGCAAACAGAACGACTACCGCCATATTAAGAAAAATTGTTCCATACCCGCGTGGTTAAACCGCAAGGCCGAGTTAGCTAATGCACCATTTTCTCAATTACTCCAAAACGCCTTAATAGATTACTTAAACATCGAACAGCAAAAACAGGCCACTAATTAGGTGGCTTGTTTTAAACTCTTAAATCTTTCAGCTTGTCTCTTAAAGCTAGTAGCTTGTCTTTACGCTCGCTATTCTCTGTTATTAATTTTCGAAGTTCATCGATGCAAGATGATCCACCAGAGTTATTCGAATCTCCTTGGGTTGTAAGAAGATAGTTCTCGACATACCTCTCAGCTTCGTGTCGAAGATAATGATCTATATCGCTAAACATCACTTTGCCCCAATCATTTTGGAATTTGTTGGTGATTAGACACCGGGTCTTCCTTGTTCATTAGCACCAGCGCTTTTTATTGTGTTCTCATTATCCGTATTAGGCGTTTCAGGCCTTCCGCCCTCATTACCACCTGACTGAGTATACGACGTACCATGCACCGGAAAACGACCCTCCCAGTCTTGCTCTAGCTCTTCCTCTAATATCGCAATATAACTCTCTGGGTTAAAGCCAGTAGCAGACAACCAGACGCTAAGGGAGCCTTTGCCTTGAAGATACAAATCCTTTGCGTCTTTAACAGTGTCTTGACGATTAACTCTAGTAGTCGAGAGGTAGGCAAACTCCATCCAACACGACCTGTCTTTGATAACGTTATAGTTAATTACCTTAATTAACTCCTCTTGAAATTGTTGCAACATAGTCATGATTCTTGCACTAACAAGCTCGATGTTCAGTTTAAGGCTGGCATAATTACCCTTCGAGACACCATTTAACAGTGCTGCGGCAAAACCCATATCACCAGCTAAATTCTCTAACATCTTATCTTCTTGTCCGCTTGTCAGAATGCCAGTATCTGTATTTAAGATATCAATCTTAGTGCCCGGCGCAAGCGAGAAGAAACTCAAACCTAGCTGCCCTTGCTTTTGATTATGTAGCGCATTTTTTATAACATCATGCTGCCTTTGTTGTTGAGGTTGAGTAAGCGTCGATACATTTCCCTTATCAGCTGCTGGAAATGTCTGATAGATTACTTTGTTATTCAACGTATCCAAGGCATTTCTCTTCGTGTCTAGAAAATACATGTAGTATAAAACATCCACCAGTCCTGCCGTTGCTATGGGTAGGCCCCATGGATCAGAACGCTTGCTACCGATTTTTGTTACGACAGTTTTAGTGTTATCCAGTACAAACCATTGTTTGGCTTTTCTTGAAACAGTATATCTCTTCCATGCATCCCTAATTTCTTTTGGAAATTGCATCAGTTTTCTTTTCAGCCCAGAAGTAACCATCATGTTGAAGTATCCTAAATCAAAAGCAACAACATAAGAATTGTTCTTAATGCCGACAATCTTACACCAATCTGTAGGCAGTGGTAGCAACGAACAATTTATATCACCGGTTCTTGCATTGATCTCGACTTCAATATTCTCAGGTAGCTGCTCCTCCAATGCGTTAAGCTCTTTGATAAACTTAACCTTAGAGCCTCTACTTAATTGCTCGAACTTTTTCTCACCCGTAGAGTCATTTAAACTTATCAACGTTTCGACTACCATAGGGTCAATAAACTTCTCTTCATACGGCTTTTGATTAGCCGCAAAATAATAGAACGAGATACCATCGTTGCAATTCCTCAACAGGCAGTCTCGCGCCAATTCTTTATCCTTAATAATATCGAGAACATGAGAAAACATTGTCTTATTTCGAGCATAGCGAATGGGCTTGGAGCCGTCTCTTCGTCTACTTTTCGAATAGACAATGCGGTCAAGGGTCGGCAATGCGACCATATTATCAATTACGTTTCTGACTACTCCATTCGCTGTGTAAACAAAATTCGCAATATCACGCAAACCTCTATTTTCAACCTGTGGATTCAGAAGATAACGCTTTAAATCTTCGATACTCACTGGAAGTATTTGCAAAATATTTCCGAACCATCCAACCTGAAGAGATGTGTTATATTCATAATTAGGTACAGGTATTTCTTGCTGTGCCTTAGTCGGCATTGTCGCCTCCTTTCTTCCAATAAAAAAGACCCACGATTTTAGCCGTGGATCATAATTGCCTTTTTGTTATATTCGCACTTCTCAATTATAAAAGCACTGGAAGCCATATTTATTATCTGAGCCATTCTTCAGAACCAACTCTTTAGCTTCCATTTCATATTCGTACACGACGCTTAGGGCGTACATCAAAGATGTCACCCTGTCTCTTTTTTTTGTTTTGATAATACGGTCATAAATCACATTGTTATGTTCGGTCATACCTTCTTTTATGTTTGACAATTCAGAGCAGAGCATATCGGCTTCCAGATGAAGCGCGTAAAGCTCTTCTGACATAGATCCGTCCTTCCATTCTGCATCAACCTCATCCGACAGACACAGCAGCTCTAAACTCTTGTCTTGTAAGCAGGATTTCATATATGGGTAGAACCGAGTATTGAATTCATTTGTCGCAGTAATACATCTAATGATAGGTATTGCGCCGTCCAATCGCATAGCATCTTCATCATCGTCTTTCACGATGGGAGAAAACTCAACTATTTCACCATTCGGATAGACATAAGTCCAGCTTTCATAAAACAAAGATGGAAGTGCCTCACCGCTACCCCTTGTATCCAGCACAAGTTTTACTATATTTGGAAAGCGCAAATGTATAAGTTCGCGCAAATAATCTCGTTGATCTGGCAAGCTAACGCCATTCATAACTTTGGTAAATACAACTGACTTCTTATATGATCCGTTTAGGCGCTCTTGTATTTTTATTACGTGTACACAAGAGTTGTCAGAATTCTTAGAGTCTGATAGAGCAACGTCAAGGCTTATTATGTATTTAGCAGTTGTCTTTTTAGGCTGCTCTAACTCACCGCGTTGAGCTGTGCGCACAGGCATAGTAATTTCAAACGGATAATAACTGCCAGCACTACTGCCAGCAAATACACTCTCAAACTCAGATAAGAATTTATCCAGAGTCATCGTAGGCTTGTCACGCTCTTTTAGTATGTCATCCTCATCAAAGATTCCTGCTTGCACTCCGACTTGCCATGGCAAGCAGCAAACATAATACTCATCATCACCCTTCATCATTTGCTCATAAAAATATTTGAAGCGATTATATAGAGGGCTGATTTTAAGATAGGCTGATGTAATGAAGATAACCTTGCCTTTTTCTACTTGATTATGTAGTATTGCCATCGGCCTTTTTGTTTTGGTCATTGGAATTAAGATTTCTTCTATGATCGTATCTTTAACTAGCCGCGCTTCGTCTATGAGTAGCTGATGGAACCGCCAACTCCGAGCACCATCGCCGCCCATTCTTTGGTCAACGGATATCGCTCGAATCTCAGAACCATTCTTCAAGAAAACGCAGCATTCATCGCCAGCTGTCTTTATTGGAAATTGTATTTCACGCTTGATGTTTTCGTTCTTAGCAAACTCACCTTGTATCTTTTGCACAATTACGTTTCTAGCCTGTCGAAAATTACCAGAGGCGATTCCACATTTGATACAAGAATATAATATTGCCGAACATAAAAAGAACAAACCTGAAAGCCACGATTTTCCAATGCCGCGACATGCTATAAACATAGATGAATTGTTCCTAGCCATACCGCGCAGAATGACACGCTGAAAAGGATATAAATATATGCCTAGCACATCCATAGCAAACTCGTCTATGTAATAGCGATAATAGGAAAAGAATTCTATCCATGCCTCTGTGTTTATATTCTCCTCGCCAAGTTGTAAATCATCATCTATTATTTCTATATCAGCATCGGCGACCACTTCTACCTTATCCATCAGAGTGATTTCTCGATGGTCTGGAAGTAGTCAAGCAGCTTATCAATATCATCTTTCTCCAATGGCGTATGTTTGGGGATATACTGTCCCTTCTCAACCTTTTCGACAATCTTACCGAAGCTACCTAAGCCAACATCATTTGCGTTACGAGTTTGTTCAGCAAACTTTGCGGACTTTGACAATGTATCAAATGCTTCACGCGCTTTTGCATACTGAACATCAGCACCTTCTACACCATTCATCATGCGCTCGAAGCATTTATCCATGTATAGACTTGCTTTGGCAATCTTCCTAGCATAATCTCGATGATTTTCTGTGATGATTTTATAATCATTAAAGAGGGCATTATAATAGTTGTCCAAATACTCTATATCGTGAGCAGTGTACTCACCGAGCCACTTAGAGTTATACGTTTTCGTTTGTGAGCCATCCGGCGTATCAGCCTTATTAGGTTGCGAAATACCCTCAAGTAATGTATCCCGAAACGTCTTGGGTTTTTGTCTGCCTTTTTGCAAATTCGCCTTTTGCAAATATCTCGAAACAATGTCTTCCACTTCTTCATTTTCGACTTTATTAAATGCGCTCTCATCAAAGAACCAATCAAAGACTGCACACATGTAATACAGAGCATCAATTTTACTGCGGAAGTCTACCACTGCATGTTTATACATCTCAACGACGCAATATTTGCACACACTAATGCGACCTTCGTTACCTTTATACATGTAGCTATGGCTAGTATTGAAATAGCTCTTTCTCAATGTAGCAGGGTTCATCGTAGGAGATTTTGCGTTGTAATTTATACCACAACAACTGCACACGAAAGGTATCCTTACAGACATATAATCACCACCAAAAAAGCCCCGGCACTGAGGCCTAGGGCTATCCTTATTAATATTTAATTTATGCTACCTTCTTCTCCGCTTCCGGCAAAACTCCTTTAGCCTTCAACAACTCATACAACCACAATCTGCCTTTCTGAGTCCAGTATGTACTCATGTGCGAATTTCCATTATTTAATAAATATGTTTTTGAAACTGTATACCCATTGCCTTGATGTTCGGCATATAAAACCCATGCACCGTTAACCCTGTATTGTACACCTAGGCCATTTAATACCTTATTAAATCGCTTTGCAGATAAGCCATAGTCCTTTGCAATCAGTGATACAGCAACAGTGTTAGGACTTTGAAGAATCATGTCATAATAACGTGCTTTTGGTTTTTGCTCTTCAATAGTCTCTTTCTGTTCCGCAATGGTTGCACCCATATTTTTTATTGAGTTGAATGCTGCTTTGAACAGTATGAGTGTTCGCTCATCTGCATCTGGCAAATAATGCTTAATGAACAACTCATCGTCATTTACATACCCGCCTGTTTTGCGAATTGTGGGAAGGACTTCAGACACAACCCATTTCCGAAACGGCCTACACTTTTCTGTTCTCGCTTCCATCATGAAGTCATAAAGCTGGTCTTCGGCGAAATAAAGTTTCACACCGTGTGAAACTGGCCTAATATCAGCATTTTTGATAATGGTATCAATTCGGCTCTTGTATGAATAAACCTTCCCTTTTGCGCAGGTTGTGTATCCCAACGCCATACCAGTAGAATAAATCTCAAAAAATGGCTCACCGTTGATTTCGACCACATCTACATTAATGCCCTCATATTCAAAAATCTGAATCTTGCTATTTTCCAAGATTTAGCCTCCCACTATAATATTTTCTTATTGCTCATAGAGACTACATGCCCCGGCACTAAGACCGGGGCCTATTTCGTTCTTAAATTTGCGGATCGCCTTTAACACGCTCCTTGAATATTGGGCTTGCTTTAAATTTCGGATAGTGTTTTGCAGGGATATTTAATGTCTCACCAGTCATAGGATTTCGGCCAACTCTTGCAGACCTTACTTTATTCTCAAAAGTACCGAAGCCAACAAGGCGCACATGATCGCCACCAGACACAGCGTCCATTACAATTTTAATGAAAGAATCAACAGCTTTTAAAGCGTCTTTCTTGGTCAACTTTGTTTCTTCTGCTATCGCAGCAACTAATTCCATTCTGTTCATCTTATATTTCGCTAACAAAAACATAGCAGACCTTTTTGTTAGCTCCTCCTTAATTATTATGTATTTTTTTGTTTTGGCTGTCGTCTGCTCTCGCCTATCCCTTCACGTTGTGAAGGCATCATTTTTCGTAAGTTCCGAGTACATCCCGCTCTATGCGGTCTTCAACACGCTTATTCATCCACATCAAGGCTTCCTCAATATGAGTTAGCGCACTGGCGTTTTCGCGTGTGGAATACTCGCCCTGCTGAAAATGTTTCAATCTATCGCGAACAATTTCAAGCAGATCAGTATCTAATATCCCGTGTATGGAATTTAGATCTTTGCGAGGCCCTTTTTGGAATAATATCGTAGAAAACGGCTCTTTTGAGCTTACATCATTTGGAGTTATTAAATATTCATGATAAGCTCCACCAGGGCCAACATCGCCTACTCTATACACACTATTTAGTTTTTCCCGTTTTTGAATAGTGTTAAGTTTGCTTCTCTTTGTTTGCATACAACCATCCTTTAATTTATAAAAATTGCCCATTGCATGGGCGGTAGGTGGGGCTTGTGCTTGAAAAGCCTTTCGGAATACAACAATATGTTCATTTGTCATTGTTTTAACTTTTTCGCCTGTAACATTAGTTGGTGAATTAAGTGACGGCATAACTTTGTTCGGAATGTTGCGGTCTATACTGTACACATGAACAAGTCCATACTTTTTACTTAGCTCAATGAGGATTTTATCGGTCTGCAAGTTTTCGAGTTTTACGGTTCTGTTTCCGACCACCCAAAACTGGTATCCACCTCTTTTCATCTTACTTGCGATAGCTGATATCGCACTGTCAAGTTCATGATAAAAGCTAAAAACATCTCCTGCTCTTTCAATATCAACATCTTTTATCTTTTCAAGCGAGAGTTTAAGGGTTTCACTGTCAAGAGTGTACTCAAAGCCATTGCGATACTTCTTTCCACCCATGAGAGTTCTGTCCATAGCCCCGACAACGCTCTCTGAAACATCTTCTAAGTCAAGCCATAAAAGCGATAGCTTACTAAACTCACCATATGCAACGGTTGTACGGCTATCTCCATATGGCGGCGATGTTATCATTAAATCAATGCTATCGTTTGGCACACCGCTAATTACCATGCTGTTTTCAGCCAATATAGATATAGATGTAGTTGCTTTTAAACCATTGCAAGCATTATAAAATGTATCCATTTTATCAATGTTTCGTTTTAATACATCGGAAAATTTACTCTTTACATTTGGCTCGAACTTACGTATCTTTTCAGCTTGCATTCGGTGCATCTTAAACTCGCCATTTCTTCGATTAGACACAAGGCGAATAATCTCACTAAAAGCAACCCAAACAAAGTCTCTTTCATCTCCGTTGGGCAGCTCTTTAATACAGTTTTTGATTATTTGCAATTCAAGCAAGATTCGTGGCTTATGCCAATATCCAATGTTTTTGAAATCTGGCAACGACATTGTTTTGTTCATACTAACTAAATATTGCGTTAAATAATAAATAGCATTACTGCCCCAACCATCTTTGGCAGTAATATCTAAGCCAAGTTTATCTGTTATGTAGCTATCAACTGATAAGCGCAACTCCTCATTCATCGCCATTTCAAATTCTACATTCATCATTAACTGGTCGTAAGTTGTTTGCAAGCGCTCACGAGATATAGGAGTAGATTTCACCTTGCTCATAAGCCTTGCAAGTGGGTTTAAGTCATTGCCATATATTTTGGCAACACCACTAACAACACCCTCAACCAACGTTGTGCCAGAGCCAACGAATGGGTCAAGCAAGGTTTCCACAGACGAAATTGACTGTATAATCTTCAAGATGTTTCTACTTATTGGGCTAACCATTACTGCGGGATAATTGTGAAGTCCGTGTGTAAACTCTCTTGTACTTGTATTTTTGAAGTCCCAAAAGTTATACGGTAAAGCACTTAATTGTGTTATTAACGCTTCGTCTTTTGCAGAAATCGCAACATCAACAGGTCTGTCCGACACATTATATGTATAGAGCCTTGCTAACGCCATAGGGTTAGTACAAGTCGAAAAGCTCATCTAAACCAAAACCATCTTCACCTATAACACAATCAATGACACCCAAATCCTTCGCCTCAGCCGAGTGCATGTACCACTCAAAGCGTTCACGCGCCTCGTATTGCTTCAGTGTTATATTAGTTTTCGAAACGACATATTCCTTGATTCGTCGCTCAGTTTGCTCGTTGAACTTCATAAAATCTCTTGCCTTGCTACCACTATCTTGGATAAATTGAGATCCATCATGCAAAAGGTAAGAGCTGTTTTTCATTCCAATTCTCTTATCGCCAGCAAGCATCACGAGGAAGCCCATAGAATATGCAGTACCAATATTGACACACCACACAGGGGTCTCTGAACTTTCAATAACATCTATAAGAGTCATACCTTCATTCACATCACCGCCAGGTGTATTAATGAAAAGCTTAATTGGAAGGCGCTCTTCTTTTTCAATGCCAAAATCTTCAATGTTGAACTGAATGATATTCTTTACAAGCTCAAAAGTGATCCCTTCGCAAATTGGATAGTCGAGCCAAAGTGTCTTTCTTTTTAGATCTGAATAATACGTAACAAGCTCAGGCGCTGGTAATTTCAAATTAGCAACATCATTAGGGATTTGAATCATTAATTCGGACAATGTCGTGCGACCCCTTTCTGTTATGTAGTACTGCAAGCAGTTTTGGATCTTCCACTATGTACAGTTTATTGACCGTTCTTCGTACTGGCCAATACTTATGTCTTTGCTGAAAGTCATCAAGAATGCCTGACTGGCATAACTTTCGATAATCGTCTTTCGAAATTTCTATAATTTGATATCACCGCCAAAGCAAAGTTTATTTTTGATACTATATCACATTAGTAAAATTCCATAGTTGCCTATTGTTATTGATGTAGAGTCACTTTTCCGTTGGTCTACTTTCGTTATTTTTACATTTGTTATTAGACTTCCATCTCTTTTTTGATTCACGATGATTTATTTGATAGCACTCTTTGCAATATTTGTGTTTAGCATTTTTTCTCTTAATTAAATCTCCACACATTTCACAACTAATGATATCTGAATTACCTTTGTACTCTTCATAATACAGAACAATATCATTGTACTTTGACACGATAATCTCTGGAGCACCATCCAAGTCAACAAAATTAAGCTTTGACGTAACACGAACAGTGTCTTCCAAATAACCATTTTTGAACAAATAATGCTCCATTTCAAGCCTTTGTTTTTTAGTCATCGTGACATTTGCCAACTTAACAGCCTTTGCTATACTTGAATTATAGAAAAACTGAAGTGACTTTGGTTCCTGCTCTTGCTCTTTTTTCTTTTGTATCCTCACAGGATTTAATCTCAAATATTTTGCTACTACAAGAATGCAAAATAATACTTTTTTGTATTTAATATCAGGAAGCGTATCTATGTAATCCAATTCATTCTTTGTGATGTTTATAGGTATCGGAATGCGCAGGACGTTTTTGCCTATCTCTCTTAGCGCAAACTTAATATAATTTGCATGAAGAATTTCATTAAAGAATGGCTCGTACTTCTTACAAAAACGCTTTAGGGCTGACTCTATCTGTGCTTTGTTCTTGACATCAAGCTTTAAGTACTTAGCGTAGATAGCTAAATCTCTTTTGTTGATGTGCCCACTTATAAAGCCATTCCTTTCTAACTTTTCAGCATACTTTAATTCATCAAATATCAAGAACATCCACCTCTACATATTTGTATTTTTTTCCTAAATACAAAATATCACCATTATCATCTCTTATTGGTACAAGCGCTTTGTTGTCTGAATTATTTTTAATATTCTCTAACAAGCCAGCATGAAACACTTTCCACAAAAAGCTCTTTGCTCTTGTTTTTCGCTTTTTGTAACAGATAGTAGCAGCAATGGTGGCCAGATTAGAATCGTTCGAGTTTATCTTTCTTGCTTCTCGTAAGATAAACCGATAGAGGTGGTCGTACCGATACGTTATCTCTCTATCAAACCTATTGTTGTGCTCTTTAATTTTATCCTTATGCAAGTTAAACCTGTCGTGTAGCCTTTCCATCGACTTTATGTCTTTGTCTGTTGGAATATAATCATTGACTAAAATACTTAGAATCTCCTCGTGAATAGGTGAGTTATGATATGAGTAAAACACTTTAATTTGACTCTCGAAATACTTGCAAATCTTGTTCATGACAGAATCATGCTCATATAACGGCGAACGCTTCTTGAATTCATTTAAAAATCCCTGCTCCTTAAAAGATTTTTTTTCTTTATCAAGCAATGGTTTTAATTCAATCCCAAACTTTCGAATAGCCTTATCGTTGTACTTAGACATATACTCGTTGTAATCTCTGTTGTAATCCTTGTAGAGGTATCTAAAGAAGTAAGGACGCTTGTCCACAACAAGGCTATTATCAGCTCCTTCCTGAGCTTTCGTCCAATGCTTGGGGAAGTCTTTAATGATTACTCCTTTTGTTTTGTCTATTTGATTACCTTGCTGCTTGCGACAAATCTTCAATCGCTTCTCAATCTCGATACACTCTGCACAATCTAGTCCGAACAAATCCCGATAATACTCGTACAACACGTAGTATGAGGTAGAGATATTCGTCACAAAGCCAATTTTACTATTGAATGATAGCTTGTCAGCCTTATACAGTTCTCGCTCATCGGTCTCTTTCTTCTCAGCTGCCATCTTTGAGTAAGTGATTGGCAAACCACCATAAGCCCCTTTGATGACTTCTTTGTTTTCTGTTGTCATTACAAGAT